CCAGTGGTCACCGAGGTGCCAGTGCCGCTTTGGTCGTTGTTCTGCACCATCGACTGAGCTTCAGCCTGGGCGAACTCCATCAGCATGTCGTCAACGACAACCGCTTCCAGACCATCGATGTCGTCCAGAGCCGCAGTGCGGATCGGGAACTGCACGTTGATGTCCTTCAGCACGATCTGCCAAATGGTCGTATCTTCAGTCGTGCCAGCACCGTTGTTCTGAATGCCGTAGCCCCACTGGACACCAGCGTTGCCGCTCTTCACGCGGAACTGATAAGACGAACCATCAGTCGTCACGGTGCGAGACAGACCGCGCATGGGGTTAGCCAGACGCAACGCAGCGAACACCGGGTCATAAGCGGTACGACCGCCCTTGCCGTCGCCACCAGCGGTCAGCGCAGATGCTTCCTTCAGGTAGGCATTCATCTGCTCTTCGCTCTGGAACATCACCAGTTCTTTTTCGAACTGGCTCTTCCCGTTAGCGATATTCTTCAGTTGCTCACGCACATGACGGTTCACATCCTGGCGGATCGTCTTGGCAATGGGCTTGATAATGCCGGGGGCTTGAACGGAAGCAACTTTGGCTTCCAGTGCAGCGATCTTTTCTGCGACTTCAGACTTCACCGACTCAACGGCGGTCTCGAGCTTGGCGGTTTGCTGGGCTTCAATCTGATCCAGCTTTTCGAGGATAACGGTGGACATCTTCAACCTTTCAGTTTTTGGGACAGGACGCGGAGCAACTCACGCTCTTCAAGAGCTTGGAGGATTTCCGCTTCATTGGTCACTTCCGCGTCAGACTCACTCTGGTGCGGCGCAGTAAGCTCCTCTTGCACAGCATCACGCTGCTCCAAGACTTGCTTAAAAGTAGACGCGGCAGTGACCGCATCTTTCCTAGATAGCCCTGCCTCACGCAGAGCCGACTCCAGAACCTTGAGATCAGCAGAACCGTCAGGCCGGAAAAACTCCAGCTTCTTGACTTCTGCCATCGGGTTATTTGGGTACATCACCACGGATACTTCCCGCAGACCACCCTTCGTGATCTGGAAGTACCCTTCGTACATGTCGTCTTGACTGCACATGGAACCGTCTTCTTTGACCATGCAGTATTCATCTGCATAAGCCCCGACAGAAACGCCACCAAACATATTGGGGCTCTCCGTCATGATCTGATACAGGTCAGACCCGGCAGTGGTGTTCAGGTAAAGACGGCCGTTTGCGTTCATGCCCTCATCGTCAAACTCAAAGCTAGTCCACTCGCCTACAGGCATGGTCTCGCTCATGTGATTGACGAACATCGGCAGAGGTTTGCCCATCTTGCCGAACTGCTCGGCCCAGGAAGCAAAACCCTCGGGTTTATAGAAGAACTTGCGCCCGTCTGCGCCTTCTCGGGCACCCCAAGTGGTTACCCTCGCTTCAATCTTTCCGCTTTCCTCTGCCTTTTCGGGCAGGTTTAGCTTCGCTTCGCAGACCAGATTCAGTTTCATTGATGACCCCTAGTTTACTTTGGTCATTATCTTGTATTTTAGGGGCAACGGGTGCAACAAAAGCAATAGGCTTACGCACCTGATTTGCTAATGCTACCAGAATTCTTTTATCAAGTTGTGCCAATGTTCATCCTAGTTCGTTGATTACCACCACCACCCCCAGTGTCTTGAGGGCTGGACCCAGGTATCGGCTCATCTTTCGTATCTTTGACCAACTCATCACCACCGTCAATGTCAGACATTCCCAAGTAGTTTCGAGCCTCGTTTGGCGTAAGGATACCACCAGATACACCTGCCTTAGCAAAATTCATTTGATCCAGCGGAGCGCCCTTCAGGAAGTTTCGAGTATCAAACTCAATGCATAAAGTTGGGTAGCTAGTCAAAAGATGTTGCTTGAGTTTCTGTTGGACGTTTACCAACACAGGGTAAATCGTGGACTTGTAAAACTCATCCAGCATGGTTTGCGTGTTGTTGTACTTGGATTCTCCGATCCCAATCATGGAAGGAGGAACACCAAACACACCACACAGTCGCTTCATCGTCTGGAGCTTTAACTCACGCGCATCAGCGTCCTGAAGGTTGAGCATCTCCAGAGGCATGTACTTCATGCCCTGGTCGAGCAACATTCCTTGTCCAGGCTTTGACTGATCCGCCCTTTGGCTCCCGGTCATGTTCGCCCAGGCTTCCTTCAGTCGAGCAGCGATCTCTTTGTACTTGCCGTCAGGGATCACCGCCTCGGTCACGAACATGCCAGAAGGCTTAGCCCCGTTCAGCATCACGTAGTTCGCGTACAGGTCGATGTCTTGGTCAAGGGAGACAAGTTCCGCCGCCAGGATAGCCTTGTTAAAACCCGCGCTTCCTTGCCAGGCCATGTCTTTGGTGTGCATGACTTGATGCGACATCAAAGGCTCATCACGGTTGAACCCGTAGGCCGGTGACGAAAGACGGTAGGTCGGGTAGCGAGTAGGAGTAACCTGAACCGCAATCAGGGTACTGTCGAGGATGAATGCCTCAATCGGGGTTTGGGTTGTGTTCTCTTGGTCTTTTCTCCACCAGAGAGTAAATACCTCTCCAGAGAGTTCGTGCCACATCATCCACTGATACCAGAATTCGTATTGGGACTGAAACTGGTTAGGATTTGAGAGAAGGGACATGACCTGTCGAGCCTTGGTCATGTTTCGAGTGCCTACAGACTCATCTTCACAAGCGTCAACATATTTGCCGTCAGGCATCCGGCACATCACCTTTACAGGCAACTGCGAAATAGTCCGCGCCTTCAGAGCCACACATGCCATGACCGTGCTGTTCCTAGAAAGCAGGGACATATCCACCACGCGCCCAGCATCGTTGACCGAGCTTGTGGTGACATACAAAAGTTGGCTATTGACAGAGCTTTTGGTGCCGCTTTTAGACCAAAGAATCTGATTGCCGAGCGCAGTTTGCCCAAACAAAGCATTGTTTTCTTTGGTTGTTTTCCTACGAAATACGTCCAAAATGCCCATGTCAGACTCCTTTTCCCGTCACTTTACCACTCTAAAGACCTGAAACCAAACGATTCTGACACGAATACATTATCTAGGTGGCCGTGAACCGCCATGATCATGGCAATAATGCCGTCAACCTTGGCACTGGGGTCTGCTTCGTTCTTCCGAACCTTGATGTTGTCGTTGACATCCTTGTAAACCTCACAGTTTCCGAGTTGCCAACCAACAAAAGGATTGCCATCGTGGTTAATAGCCTTCTTCATGATCAACTCTTCCGTCGCCTTACTCGGGCTTGACAGCATTGCCATGCCCTGGCCTACCTTGACTACCGGAAGTCCGTCCGCGTACAGGTTAGCCACCAAAGCAGCAGCGTTGTACGGGTCGTAATTGATCTGCTTTACCTCATACTTTTCACATAGGTTGCGGATATATTTCTCGATTTCCCCGTGGTCGGTGACGTTACCCGGAGTGAGCTTGAGAATCCCACTCGCTTGAGCTTGTAGGTAGGTAGGTCGGTAGTGATTTGGAACGAGGTCAAGCGACTCTTCCGGCAGGAAGAACTGAAATTCCGCAAAGAACCTCTCTTCAGAATACCTGTGTAACGTGCAAATTGCGTTGAGGTCGCGGGAGTGCGCCAAGTCAAAAGCCACAAAGGTGGACTCTGGTTTATCAGTTGGTTTGGCGGATACGGAGCTATCCCAGAAGCGGCGATCCACCCAAGCAGCGTTTGCAGAGACGTATACATTCAACTGCTTGCAGAGGAACTCATTAAGACTCGCAGGCTTCGCTGATGCCTCATCGGCCATATGCTGGATGTGGTCGGTAGACACCGAAATCCCGAGCATAGGGTTCGCCTTTGCCCAGGTTTTTTGGTCTTGCCAGTTGTCTCCAGCATCGATGGAGTACAGAAGCCCAAACCACCGCCCGTTGTCTTCCGCAGCACCCCGAAGGATCGTCTTGAAGTAGTTAAGGTCTTCAAAGAACTTGGTTTCCTTGGTGAAGCTAGCAGTCGTCAGATAAATCCGAAGAGGATTCTTCCGAGCACCCATGCCCGAATGAAGAACCTCAATAGACGCTCTCTCAGTGATCTGTGCCGCTTCATCTACCATCGCGCAGGAAGGGTTCTTACCGTCGCCTGTCTTCCTATTCTCGCGGGACAGGGCTCGGTAGGTGGAAGTCGAGTCGCCCTGCTTCTTGATCTCGTTGCGGTACACAAGGTACTTCGCGGCCAGATTGGGGTCCATAGACTCCACAATCGCCTTGGATGAGTCAAAGCAGATGGATGCCTGTTCCCGGCTGGTAGCGAGAGTAAACACTTCAG